ATTGGCGTCTTCGACAGACATGCGGTTCAGCACGCGCACCGAACGAGCCGCACCAATCAGCGAGATAGCGCCGCGGGCGTCTTCCACGGTTGCCTCACGATCGGCGAGTTTCCGCAGATGATGCACCACGTCGATTGCGCAGTTGGTGTCATCGGCGATCTGCGCCCAGAGTTTTGCAACCTTGTCGATTGCGCCGTTGTCATTCTCGTTGACGCGGTGCGTCGAAACAAACGGATCTACGATCAGCACATCGACCTTGTTGCGGCGGATTTGCTCTGCCACGGCCTCCACGATAGGCACATTGACCGTCACGCCGGCCTTTCGGTCCTCGTGCATGACGATAAGCTCCTGCTCGCGCCCGGTATCGAGAAACAGATGCCCCTCGATGTCGGCAGGCGATAGACCATAGTGCAGGCACGCAGCCATGATCCGCCTGTCCATTTCATCGCGAGGGTCTTCCGCATTGAACAGCCACACCTTGAGACGCTTGGGCGGCTTGTCGCCCGTCAGGTCGCGCCCGGACGCCATGGACAATGCCTCGACGACGCTGTTGCTGGTTTTGCCCAAACCGCCCGGCGCGACCGTCACCGACACGTATTTGCGAATGTAATGCTTGCCGAACGCGAACTCGCGCCGCGGCAAGCTTGCGGGGTCTTTCCACGAAAAGGGTGTGAAACGGAAGGGTGTGTCGTCCTCGGTGACGGGCAGCGTGGGGTCCGCAGGTGCAGGCGTGGGCTCTACCGCAACCTCTGGCTCGTCATCGGCCGGTCCCTTGGCTGCTTTCTTCGCGGCTTTTTCACGCGCCCGTTCCAGCATCTTCTTGATGTCGACCAAGCGTGTGTTGTCGTTTTCCGCCTGCGGAGTCGGGATATGCCGCGGCTGCTTTTCGCCCGCATCAAGACCGCGGCGGATTTTCGCCCACGTCTCGCGCTCACCGTCCGCCTGCGCAACGCCGCATGTCACGGCTCCCGCGTATAGACCATGTTCGGCCTCGCTACGGTGGATGGCCCCCGCTCCCACCAGTTGCCCGAGCGCAAATGCCGAAGCGTTGAGCTGGTAGCCGCGATTGCCCGGCGGCGTGCCTGCCAGTTCGGACAGTTCCGACTCCATGGCGCGATTGACATACCGGTCATTGCTACCCGCCTCGTAATGCCAATCGCCCGCATGATGGGTGTGGACAGGCGGCAAAACAAGATCGAGCAACCATTGCGGCGCGCCCACTGTGTCGTCCGGGCCGGTGTCGCCGAGCCAATGATAGGCACGGCCATCCGCCATAGAGCTGCCACCCGCAATGACAAAGCCACCCTCGCCCCGAACATCGACGCCATCACCAAGCTTGCCGCGGTTACGGACGCCTTCAACGTGCCGGAAGAAGATATGCGTGCCGCCATTGGCCGTCTGGACGCGGGCGCTGTTTGGGAGGTCGCCGTGGGCGGCCTCCATCGCGGCAAGCCATTCGTGGCCGTTGGCGCTTGCCTTGATGTCCAGGTCCAACACCCAAACACCAGTGCGCTCACCGGTCGGGATGCCAACGAGAGCGCCGGGGTTGCGCTTCCAAAGCTCGCGGATGATCCTCTCCGAAAGCGTGGCGCCGCGGAAGCCGTTGCTGATAAGCGGTGCCTTCTCCGGCAGGACTTCGCCGGTTTCGGGGTCATAATCGTCGGCGGCACGGCAGGGGAATACCGGCCAGCCCTGCGCGGCATAGTGCAGGGCGAGGTCGAGCATGGGGTCTGTGGGTGCGGGGTTAGGCTGCAATGCTGGCCTCCTGCTTGTTGTCGTTGGCAATCAAGGCCAAAGCCGCCTCCACCCTTAGGATGGCGCGGCCGATCGCTTCGGGTATCTGCGGAACGACTGCGTCGCCGAACGCCTCGACGATCAGGCTGGCCGCAGCAGTCCCTTTGCGACTGCCGAGCGCAATGCGCGTGCCAGCCACCCAGGTGGAAAGCCCATCATCCAGCCGTAGGTGACGGGCAAGGCCGCCGTTCCAGTCAGCCCATGGCTCCGCAGGAGTTGGGCTAGGGCTCGCGCTCCCGCCCATTTGTCCGACGCACGGCCCGTTATCGCTCCATCCATCACAGCATCCATAGTCGGGCTTTTGCGCCGATCGTAGGCTGGACTCCAGGAGTCCAGCCGCTTGTCCCGCTTCGTCGGGGTGGGGAGGGTTTCGAGTGCATAGCGCAGCAGGTTCGGCGTATCGATCTGTGCCTTCTGTCCGTTCGCACGCTTGCCCGTCTCGATTGCTTCCTTGGACAGCGTCCGACCGCCGTTCGGCTTCACCGGCGTTGGCATCATCTGCGGCTTCAGCAGCGTTTCCAGTGATGGGCGCTTGCGGCTTGGATCGTTCGGGTAGCTCTGCGAGCCGTACCGCGTCGCCGTGGGTGTCGGAAGTAATGCCTCGACGATCGTCGGCGACCTGCCTCTCGCAAAGTCCTCTGACCGCGGTGCTGACTTCTTTGTCGGCGTTCCGATCATCACATTCCACGGTCTGCACGAATCCCACTTCTGCATGGAATCCGCCGCGAAGTTTCCCTTGGTCGTTGGCGTCGCTAACCTTGAACCCAGTGAGCCAGCTTCGCTTGCGCTCGTGGTTGGCCCCGATGTCTCCAGCACTGACCACAAACGGCCAGCAGGTGTAGCCGATGGCCTCCAGCGCATCGATGACCCTGTCTGCGCCTCTAGTTCGGAGATTAGCGCTATTCTCAAGAGCGAACCAACGAGGCTGGCATTCGTCGATAAGTCGGACGGCCTCGAAATAGAGGCCACTGCGCTCGCCGTCGACGCCCTTGCCTTTGGTGTTCGCGCTGCCGATGTCTTGGCAGGGCGGCGACCCGACGATGATGTCGGGAAGCCCAATACCGTCCCGAACAAGTCGGTCTGCGGTAAGGGTTGTGACGTCGTCATAGACATGCACTCCGGGGTTGTTCTGGGAATAGAGGGCGCGCCGCCAGGGGATGACTTCGCACGCCGCTATGGTGTGGAATCCGGCGCGGTGCATGCCCAGTGACCACCCACCAGCGGCAGCGCTGAACAGGTCGAGGACGCGCGGGCCGGTGTGATTGTCGTTCGCCGCTCCCCGTGGCACACTTTCGCGATGCGTCATTGGTTCAAAACTCCTGTCTCGATCTGGGTTGGCAGCAACGCCAGGCAGGTTGTGTCGTCGGCCGAGGAGGCGGCACGCCTTCTGCTCGACGATGAACTGTGGCCAGTTACGGACACGCTGGCCGCGCGTGAGGTGTTGCTCGCCGCGCTGGAGGGTGGGGCCGATGACCCTGCGCTGCTCTACAAGGCCCGCAAGGCGTTTGCGGCTGTGGCGAAAGAGGCGGGCATACTTGCCGACTAGAAGGGGGCATCCCCATCCGTTATCAGCCGCCGAATACCGTCCTGATGCGCCTGTATCGCGCACCGCCATAGGGCGCGGCGGGTTACATCGTCATAGGCCGCAATGTCCGTGCCGTGCTCGGCGGCAAAGTCGCCCGTGGCGTCATCCACTGCGTCAAGCGCCTTCACCTCATAGGCATCCCATCGGCGCACCGACTTGACGTATTCCAGCAGCGGTACACATTCGGCGCACAGCCACCGGGGGTCGTTGGGTGGTTTGCCTACGCCAATGCCTATGGCGTGGCGGCCGCAGACGTGGCAGGTTGTCGGTTCATGCTGCGCCATGGGTAGCTCCGAATAGGTCGGCCTGCGGCTGATTGTCGTTTGCAGCAGCGGGTTGTTTGGCAGCAACAGGCCGCGCTTCGGTGAAGTCGACGCAGACGATCTCGCAAATAGGCGACACCCCCTTCCACTCGTCCTTGTAGAGCGCCGTATCGACGCCACAGCCAGCATCAAAGTGAAGGCCGGTCAGTTCCTGGAAGGCCACGGCACGCCCGCCTGTTTGGCGCTCATAGTTTGGCCGCCCCGAAAAGTTGAAGCCAGCCGACATCTGCGGGACGATGAACGTTCCGTAGTCGGCAAGGTGCGCCGCTATGTCGATGACGTGAAACTCGAAGTCTTTGCCTGCGTAGCGTGGACTGTTTTTGGTGCGGCGAATGTTACCGAAAGGTGGGTTGCTGATCGCAGAGTCGAAGTGGCCCAGACGCATGTCGAGCACGCCCAGAACATCCGCGCAGATCCACGTTGCTTCTGGCAGCAGTTTGCGGCCGACCTCGACGTAATCCGCGTTACGCTCGACACAGGTAATCTGTGGTCTGCGGTGGTTGAACCGGCTGCGTTGCCAAACTGCATACGACAGCATGCCAATGCCGGAACACAGGTCGATTACTCGCCCCGCCTCCAGCATCGATCGCGAAGTCGAACGCCATGTCGAACGGTGTGAAGAACGCACCAGCCGCACCGTTGACATGGTTCGCGCCTTCGTTCCAGTTTCGATAAACGAATTCCTTGTCATCTTCGGTCAGGTGGTCTTGCTGAAGACGCTCTACGGCGGCCGCGTGCGACTTGGCTTGGGCTCTGGTGAGCTTGGCCATTAGGCTGCCCGCCCGTCTGCCGCACCTGCTTGCCCGGGAGCAGAATTGTCGTTATCCCCAAAGAGCGACGCAGGCTTTTCCTTTTTGGGCCGCTCCACAAACATATCGCCCTGCGCATAAGCCTTTTCGATACGCACGCAGGCGATGTCGAAATAGCGCGGATCCAACTCGATGCCGATGAACTTTCGCCCCATTCGTGCGCAGGCGACGCCGGTTGTGCCGGAGCCCATGAACGGGTCTAGAATGGTGTCGCCGGCATTAGTGAAGTCGGCCAGCAGCTCCGCCATGAGCGGGATTGGCTTTTCGGTCGGATGTCTACCATCACGGTCGCGCTGATTGGTCAGGTGCGTATAGACGCCACGCTTGCCACCCGCGTTCCAGCGCGCGTGGCCTTTGCCGTTCCATGCTGTGACGAAGCACTCCGCGCCCTGACCTGGCCCCTGCCCATTAAGTTGTGGCGTTGCGTCGGGCTTTACCCATAGGCAGCCGCGCTTGTATTTCATGGGCGATGCGTTGATGGCTTCGGCCCAATAGGCGACACCCTCAATAGTGCAGAAGGCGATGAACCAGCCTTCGCAAATACGCTCGGCGGCAGACACAACGTCGGCCCGAATGTCATTGATGGACGAAAAATCCAGCCCTTTCAGATCTGGACCCTTATCTGCGCGGACCCGTCCGCGCAGGCTATTCTTCGATGCGTGAAGGCTTTCTTCATACGGCGGATCACTTATGACGTGATCCACAGGTTCCAACGTCGCCATAACCTCAAGGCAATCGCCGTTGTACAAAACGGTATCGCCAATGCGTTCAATGCGCATATCATCTCCTCATTGTGGTGCATGGTTGGTAGCCGTGTATGGTGGTTGTGCGGGGCACAACTAGGCGGGTGCTATGCTGCGCGGACGGTCAGCGTCTCACCGCCTGTAACAAGCCGCGCGCCGGGTATCTCGCCGCAGCCCTTCACGACATCCAGAATGGCTTTTTTGTCCGGAATACGCTCAACACGCACCAACTCGGCAGGCAACGCATCCGCGTCCACAATCTCCACACTGTCCCTACCCTTGCTGACGGACACTGTAGCCTCTGGCAGTGCAACCTTGGGCAGCCCAGCGGCTTTCAGCAGGCGCAGCAGCAGTACTCGCATCGCCTCCTTCTTGCGCTCGTGGCGGGCCCTTCTGCCGGCAAGATCGCGTGCGCGATCCGCTATTGCTTTCGCCATGCTGTCGGCATCCCGCTCTACAGCAACGATGCGGGCAAGGATGCGATGCGCGTCGGTTTCGCCTTCGATGGTATCGGCGCGCAGTTCTTCGTCTTCGGCTAGCTCGGGATACGCGGCCAGCAGGTCCGCGAACTCGCGTTCGAGGACGGTGACGTCGTAGGCGAGGTAGTTTTGGTTTGTCATGCCGAGACTCCCAAGTTGGACGGAATGTCAAGGACGCGGCAGTCTGCTGCGGTTAGCGAAACAAATGTTGCCGCCGTTGGATTGGCTTCTTCCGCCGCCCGCGAAAGCCGAAGAAGCGGACGCAACTTGCTGAGAGTGAAGTTGTGGTCGCGCTCCACATGCTGCTTGGGCGAAAAGTAATGTATCGGAGTCACGTAGATGGCCTCCGCCTTCTCTCGCGACGGCAATCGCTCCTTTCTACACCATAGGAAACCGCTGATTATTGGCGTTTCCATTATCTTCTTAATGCGCTCTTCGCGCGCCTCAGAACGTTGCCGCTCAACGCACTTGATGCGCTCGGACGCCGTCTTGGAAACGTACTGCGCAGGGAATAGTGCGCTTGCTGTCGTCATGCTTCATCTCCTCTTCGTGGTTATCCGGGTTGGTTGCCCGGCGGTGTGGCCAGTTGGTCGGCCCTAGAAAGGTATGCTGTCGTCCAGAAGTTCGGCGTAGTTGTCATTCTCTCCCGAGGGCACATTGTCGTTGTCGGCAACGCGGTGCCCCACGACGGACCAGTAACGCCCGTCGGGCCTTACCGAAATCTCGGCCGTTTCCTTCAACTCGTTCTGCCGCTCCAGCGCTTCCAGCACCGTCTTAGGAAACGGCCGCTTCCCGCCGTGCTGTGACCACCAGCGGTGTGCCCTGGATTGCGCGTAGCCGCTGTGTTCAAAGCAAAGCCATTCATTGAAGGTTGTCAGGCTTTGTGCGTAGGTCACCTTGACGGACGGCGGCTTATTTCCTTTTCCTTCGTGGAACGCGAATCTGCGGCGGGTGATGGGCCGCCATGTGGCTTCGCCCTTGGAAAGCATCGGAACATCGTCGGCCTGCTTTTGGATTTTCGGCGTGTCGTCAATCGGGAACTCGTAGCCGCAATCCGGGCACTCTCGCGCGCTGGCATGTACCAGCGACCTGCATCCACCCATGTCCTGCGGGCACTGCTTGACCGGCGCTTCGCCCGTGCCGGCGCGCATGGCTGGTGGTGTGACCGCATCGATCGGCCCGTGCTTACGTACGATGCCAGCGAAGTCGAGAAATAAGCAGTCCTGCTTGCCCGGATAGAGCCGCAGTCCCCGTCCCGCCATCTGGACATAAAGTCCCGCTGACTGAGTCGGCCGGCAGAACGCCACCAGATCAATGATCGGCAGATTCGTCCCGGTGGTCAGAACTGAATTGTTTGTCAGAGCCCGCAGTCGTCCTGCCTTGAAGTCCTCTAGAATACGGTCGCGCTCACTGGCAGGCGTTTCGCCTGTGATGGTTTCGCAGGTGAACCCGCGACCGCGGATTTCATCGCGCATATGGAAGGCGTGGTCGACGCCGGAGCAGAAGGCCAGCCATGCGCGCCTGTCCTGCCCATAAGCAACAATTTCGTCCACCACGGCGCGCGTCAGGTCGTCATGGTCAACGGCTGCCTGTAGCGCGTTTTGCTTATAGTCGCCGCCCAGCTTGCCAACGCCGGACACGTCATAGGTGGTGGCCATGCCTTTGCTGATAGGTCGCACCAGAAACCCGCTATCGATCAGATCCGAAATCGGCAGGTCATAGGCAATGTCATCGAACAGTGCGCCCTCGCCTTCATGTAGGCTGCCCTCACCTAGTCGATATGGCGTCGCGGTGAGCCCAGCCAGCTTCAGGTCAGGATTGATCGCGCGCAGACCGTCCAGCAGCTTGCCGTATTGGGTCTCCGATTTCCGCGGCATCAGGTGTGCCTCGTCGACCATCACAAGGTCGATATGCCCGATCAGGTCTGTCTTGCTCGCGATGGTCTGGACGCCGCCAAAGATGATTTGCGCATGGGCGTCCCGCCTGCCAACGCCGGCACTGAAGATGCCTGCCGGCGCGAACGGCCAGATGTTCAGCAGTTCGCCAAAGTTGGACAGGATCAGCTCGCGCACATGCGTCACGATCAGGATGCGCATGTCCGGGTAGTTTTCGATAAGCTCTTTGCATACCGTGGCCAGCACCAGCGACTTGCCAGCACCGGTCGGCAGGACCAGCAACGGCGAACCGGCTTTGTCTTGCCAGTAGGCGTAAAGCTGGTCTACGGCTTGTCGTTGGTACGGGCGCAGTTTTAGCATTGGAGGGGGCTCCGTGAAATTATTTCCGATGAGTGGTGAACGATCGAGCGCAGTGGTTACTATGGCGCTAGTGATCTACACGTTCATCCTCGCTTCAGTTCTTGGTTCAATATGGGGGACCAAGCCCAACGAAAACATTGAGGCGCCTCATGGCGCTTATGACTATTGGATTGAGCGGTATCAGACCCTAATCGGAAGCGGATTCGTAATATTTGCTGTCGCGGTAGCGGTGGGCCAAGTCAACGAGTCTCGGCGCCAGCACGCCGCTACCATGAAGTTGAATTTCCGGGATGAACTCGAAGGACTTCAGGTCGCGACGGAAATCGCCAACTCCTACCGGCACGGTGGATTGTACGATTTTATCCTTGGCTCCGGCCGTCGTAAGATTTCCGCCAACGATATCGAGGCTGTGGCCAAATCAAAAAGCCCACATATCATCGATGCCTTCCACGTCCTTAGTTCGGTTGTTAACGACGGCACGAAGTACCCCGAAGATGGTGGGAATCGAGGGCTATTAGATTGGGTAATTGAAGGCCATCCATTGATGGGGGATGACAAGGCGCGTGCCGCCCGTGATCTAGCGAAAGCTATAAACGAACGAAAGGATTTCCTCCGCCAGTTCATGCCCGACTTGGTGTAGCTCCTAAGCCGCATCCCCGTCTCCATCCACCCACGTCTTGCCGCTGCGCAGCGTATAGGCCACCGTCTCCGCATCCTCATCCGAATCCACCAACTCCCCCGGAACCAATGCCGGGATATGCAGATGCGCAGGACAAGCGGCCTTCTGCTCATCGACACTCAACGGCTTGGCCCAGCGGGCGCAAGACCAGTGCGCATCACCGTGCATTTCCGGTGTGCTATGCAGGCACGATCGGCACGACACGCGCGACCAGCCGTCCTCTTGGCAAATCTCGCGATGGTCGCAAAAGCGGCAGCCGAAGAACTCCGGGTTGTCCGAAATGCGACTAGGCGGCTCCGGCGCGTTGATAATGCGCTCCAGCCTCGCTAGTAGCCGGATGCACCATTCCGCGTCGTATTCGATGCGCTCGAAATACCGTTCGTCGTCGTTTTTATTCACGACCAGGTAGCCCGCGCGGGTCAGCCCGAATTGGTGCATACCCAACTGCACTTGCCCGAAATGCAGCGGGCGAGTCTTGGCGCAGCCGTGCTTGGTGATCTCCTTGAAGCCCTTGTCGTTGGAGGACTTGAACTCAAACAGGTGTTCGGTCTTCGGAGCCTCCGGCACTCCGATTCCCTTGCCGTCGCACTTGCCGCGAACGTGCCCGCCCACAAGCCGGATGCGGTCCTGCTGGCCGTAGACTTCGACGCCGATGCGTTCGAGGTCCGCGACAAGCCGATCCTCCCACACGTCGCCTGTACGGAAGATCGACAGGTTGCGCCCCGGAATGGGCTTCTGGTGGGATGCCCATCTGAATGTGTACCACAAGCTGCGGTCGCATTCAGTCGCCGCCAGACCGACGCTTATGCCGAGGCTGTCATAATGCTCGTTGGCCTCCTCGTAAGCGCGGTAAATGGCGGCGACGGTGGAGGCTCGGGGCTTCGGAATTGGGGCCATTACTGCCCCGCCCCATCGCGCTCCAAGTTAGCCATGAACTCCGACATGCCTCCTCCGTCGGGGCCGAACGCTTTCTGCAAAGCCTCGACCCCGATGGCGCGGCGGGCGCGCTCCGTGCCCTCCGGCGTATCCAGTTTGAACGTCGCAATCGGCTTCGGCCCATCGGGGAACGCGCGCTCGTATGCCTTGTTAAACTCCCCCTCGCACTGGAGGCAGCCACGACCGCCGCACCAACGGCAGTCAACGTAACGATGTCCATCGAAGCGCATCAAAACATCTCCATCGTTTCAGGGCAGCGCGGTTCTGGGAGTGGCTGCATGTCATCGAAAGAGTGGAATTCCGAGCAATGGGGCGCGCGAGACTTCCACGTCCACTCTGTGGGCTGTTCGCCGAACATCGACTTGCCGATGATGTCGCAACTATCACCGTCAGGGTCGTCGTTGGTGCAACGTGCGCACCAACGACCGTAGAAGAAATCGAACTCGGTGCTGTTGCTCGGCGTGTACGGCTTGCCGTCTTCGGGTGGCCACGCCATCACGAGACCCGCATGGGCATCAACACTACCAACACCCCGTCATCCCCGCCCGTAAATATCGTGGGCGAGCCACCATCGTTCAGCGCAATCCGCACAGTGTCGCCGGCCAGGTTCGCCAGCAGTTCGCTGATGTAAGCCGCGTTAAAGCCAATTTCTATCGGCTCACCGCTGTAGTCAGCCTCCACCACGTCAGTTGCCTCGGCGTCGCCGCGCACAGACAGCCCGATTTGACCCGGCGCAATGTCCAGTTTGACCGCACGCCCGCGCTCTGTGGCGACGGTCGACACGCGCTCGACTGCGCTGCGAAGGTCGGCAATGGAAGCCAGCACGATCTTGTCGTTGGCGGTGGGGATAACGCGCTGATAGTCGGGGAACGTGCCGTCGATCAGTTTGGAGGTGATTACGGTGTCTTGTGTGGCGATGCGGACCTTTGTGGTCGACAATGACACGTGGACGTTGCCTTTCGGCAGGATGCTGACCAGCTTGCGTGGGAGGATGACGCCGTCGAAATGGTCGAGCGGGTCTCCATAGTGACGGCTAAGCCGATGGCCATCCGTCGCAACCGCCGCAAGCCGGCCTTCGGCGGTGTGGAAATAGACGCCATTGAGATAATAGCGGGTTTCCTCTGTGCTGATCGCGAACGCGCACGGTGCAACCAGCGCCGCCAGATCGACGTCAAAGCTGGCGGTGAAGTCGCCAGCGGAAAACGACGGAAAGTCCTCGACGGGCAGCGTGGCCAGTTTGAAGCGGGAGCGGCCAGATTTCACCGTCAGGGTGCCGTCCGCAAGCTCTAGCGAAACGTCGCCCGCCGCACGCTTGGCAATGTCGGCCAGCAGCTTGGCGTTGACGGTCGTGCTGCCGTTCGTGGCGTCGAGTACGGGAATGCTGGTGGACACTTCAATATCGAGGTCGGTCGCGCGGGCGCTAAACTGGCCGTCTTGGACGGACAGCAGCACGTTGCCGAGAATTGGAATCGTTGAGCGTGCTTCGACAACCTTGGTCACGGCGGTCAGCAGCCGCGTCAGGTCTTGGCGGGGCAAGGATAGGCGCATGGTGTGTCTCCTCTATGTGGTGGTCGCCTTGGTGGGGCGGTGGCTGCCCGATGTTGCGGGGCAACAAGGGGCAGCTGGTGGTGTTAGCGAGCGCCGACTACCTCGGTGCCGAAGTCTTCTTCATCGAGAACGTCTTCATGCTCGTCAGCGTCGAATGCCGCGATAGCTTCCGCTTTCGTAAGCGGCTCCCCGAACACAACTTTCAGCGTGGACTCGCGCTTAACGTCGAGCAGCCACACGTCCTTTCTTTCGTCCATATCATCCTCCGACTGGCGGCCAGTTGCGGGTAGCAACCAGCCGCCGTTGGTGTGTTAGTTGCGGTTCGTCGTCAGTTCGCCAGCGCCGCCCCGGAAGTCGATGTCCGGCAGGATGGTTTGCGGCTTGAAGATCACGCGGTAGTGGTAGGCGCTGACATTCGCGCTTTCCAACTGCTCCACGAAGGCGCTGGTATTGTCGGACAGCACCAGCGTGTGGCGCTTGTAGTCGCTTGGGCCGGTCTTGCAGATGACGTTGAACGCCGTGCCGCTGGAGTTGAGGTCCATCGAACAGCGGCCTTCCACCGACAGCATGTAGCTATCCGTGATGCCGTTGTAGAAAACTACGCGCCGCGTAATCTCAAAGTTGTCGGCGGCGCGTTTGATATTCTCAGTGGCGACCGTTGCATCGCTGAAACAGCCCGCAACTGCTGCGGTGACCGCGAGCATGGCGGCGAGCAAAAGCTTCTTCATGGTTATCTCCTCTTGTGGCGGAAGTGGGCCGCCGCGGTAACGACGGCCCTTGGATGGCGTCAGAACGGAATGTCGTCGTCGACCGTGTTGCTTCTCTGCCCCCATGGGCGAGACTTACCGCCAGCAGCAGCGCGCGCCGGGGTCGCGCGGCTATTGCTGTTTGCGGCCTGCCGCGCAGCAGGGCGGTTGTCGTTGGCAGCCTTGGGCTGATCAGCGTCGATTGCGGGCTCCGGCACGTCGCCCTGATCCGGGAAGAAATACTTCTTAATCTCGGCACGGGCCGGATACTGCCCGTCCTTGCTTGGGCGCCCCAAGCCGATCTTGGCGGTGAACGCTTTAAAGTGCAGCTCCTCGCTGTCTTCCACTTCCTGCACGCCGATGGCGCGGCACAGGCTGGCGAACTGCCGCTGACCGATCTCCTGCGCTTGGACGTTCGGGTTTTCGAGGTTGAAATTGTTGAACAGCTTGCGCTTTTCGTATTCCTCGGGCCGCAGCACGACCATCGTGGTTTTCAGGATGGTGCCGCGTCCGTCCTTGGTGGGCGTGACGTCGGACGCCTCGACTTCAAGTTCGTAAGTGCCGTTCGGGAGTTCTTCGTAATCGCGCTGCTCGGTATCATGGTCCTGCGCATTGAATCGGGTAGCCAGTTTGGCCATTAGTCATCTCCTGCTGTGGTGGTGGTGCTGCTGGTGCAGCGCGGGTGGTGGGTTAGTCGGCGGCAGACGCGAACAGTGGCGGTACGGCCAACTGATCGCGGGCGTACTCGCGAGCCTTGGACATTGCCGCGATACGCTCATTGAAATCCTGTTGGATTTCCTCGCACAGTTGCGCGACGCCCTGCGCAACTGTCTTGGTGTTGCGCTTCCAAATTTCATCAGTCCCGCGATATTCAATGCCGTGCGGGCCGACGAAGTGATATTTGGCGTCGACTAGGATGTCGCCACCGAAGCGGATTGCGTTGTGGAGAAACGCGCGGGCGACCATCTGGTGTGCGGGCTCGCCGTATTCCAGCGTCATAGGACTCGGCTTGAACCAGCCCATCACGCCGCCTCCTTCGCTTCCGCCGGCAGCCAGTATTTGGAAAGCTCCTCGTACCCCTTGCCCTTGCGGTAAGTGACCGTGTCCGGCATGGAAAAGCGATTCTTCGCCACGAAGCCGGCGCCTTCATTCAGGTGGATCTGCCGCTCCTTGCCCCCCTCGGCATGGGTGACGGTCTTCTTGTGGCCGACCTCCTTTTCCTTCAGCGAAATGCGGTAGTTGAGAAAGCCGACAATATCGGCCCGCTCGCGGACGAGCGCATTGGCGCGCTTGTTCAGTTTGACGGTGTAGCGGCTGTATGGGTCGCTGGTTGGCGAGTCGAACCGCACGATTTCCGGATGGGCCAGCTGCACGACGTTGATACCCGCCACGGCCAGCGCGCCAACCGCCGACAGGTATTCCGACCACTCGGCATCGGCCTCGATGTACCCGCGACCGTATCCCGGTTCTTCAATGCTGTTGACGCCGAGCCTGGCGCACGTCGCCCGCCAAACCAGCGGCTCCAGCCCGTCTAGCGAGTCAATGATGACGGTCTGAAACCCGTGTTCCGTGGTTAGCAGTTCCTCGAACACGCCGAAAACGTCGTTCAGATCGGTGATGACGCCCGGCGTGGCAAGTTCAATGTCGGACGGTGGGCGCTCGCCTTCCGTGCCGAGATAGATCGGGTTCGGGAACTCGGCGGCAAGGCTGGTCTTGCCTATGCCGTCCACGCCATACAAAAGCATAACGGGCGGGTCGTTTCGCTTGGTGGATTTCAGGCTGCTAAGGCTGATAGCCATAGTATCTCCTCTTGTTGTGGTGCCGGCTTGGTAGGCCGGTTAGGCGGTGAAGAAGCCGCCCCAGTAAAGAAGCGCGACTGCCAGCGGCGTGCCGATGATGGACGCCCACATGCTATGCGGGCTGCGTGGCTCGCCATGCTTGACGATGGAGATGCCCACGCCCATTGCGGCAAGCGAAATCCAGATGATCTGCGGTGCGCCGATTGCTAGTGCTGTCATTGTTTACCCTCCTAGGGCCACCATCATGCAGACGACGAGCAACAGCGTCGCGAACATGATGAGGTTGATGTCTGGATCGTCGGGCGCGGTCATTGGTTGCTACCGCTGCCACTGGTAGCAACGCGAGCGGCGAGCATGGCGTCGGCGACCGCGTAAGACGCTACGGCGTAGGTTTCCGGCGACGGTGCGGTCTTGCCCGTATCCCTACCGGCCAACAATCCAGACAAAGCCGCCAACGCCGCATCGTCCCGGAACTCGCGTTCTTCGGCGGTCAAGCCTGCCACACCGCTGTTCAAATCACCCATGTCATCATCTCCTTGATTGCAAACGCCGCCAGCACCAGCACGACGAACGCGCCAGTTAGCGCGACACCCGCCCACAAGCCGCTGCTGTACGGCTCGTCGTGATCTTCCTCCGGAGGTACGTCGTTGGTGGCGTAGTCGGGTGGGTAGTTGGACCATGGGGACGCTGGAGGTTTGACGTGGACATTCATCACCACGCCCCCAACCAAATGCCCCAGCCGTGAACCACGGCGACGGGCGCGAAGATTGCGCCTGCGATCAGAAAGCCCCACGCCTCCGTCGTGAAGCACACGTAGATATGCGTCAGCCACGCCGGGATTGTAGACAGCATGAGCGCTAGGAACGGCAGGAAGCAGCCGAGCGGCAGGTCAATCTTGGTCTTGCTCATCCCTCCCTCCTGCGCGGCGCGGCATGGTACGAAACGGGCGCGCTGGACACATATCGCCCATCAACAAGGCGGGCAGTGGCTCGCGCCCGCGCCTTCTGGCTTGCCGTGCGGTACGGCTTGCGGTTGAGCATGTTGTGTTTGCCGGTGCGCGTAAACGCCGTGGCGTATGGGTGCGCGTTATTGCTGGCGTGATTAGCCATAGGGTCATGTCTCCTCTCGCTAGTGCGCGCTGCGCACTAACCGTGGTGGTGGCTAGCCTTGGTGGGGCTGGTTAGGCGGCGTCGAGGAAGTCTTCGACGAAGCCCTTGGCGGAGCGGAGACTTAGGAAGTTGTGGTCTCGCCGAAGCTGGAGGATCGCAGCGATCTTTTCTCCACGCGCGGCTAGTCGCTGCCATTCATGCTCGTACGCCGGCTCCTCGCGCTTGCTGGAAACGAGTTCGTAGACACCGAACTCTCTGCCCTTGTGGCGTGAGGCAAGGCGGGCGGCTTCACGCTCTGCCGCTGCTGTGGATGCATGAACGTGTGGCAGGTTCGCAGGCTTCGGCTGGCCGCTTTCGATCAGGCAAACGATGGCCTTGCGGGGAGTTGGACCGGAGACCATCCTGAAAGACGATGATTCAGGGATAAGGCGTCCATCCTTGAATTTTAGGACCGACCTACCGTAATCGTTGTCTGCCTTGGCGGGCTCGTCCGCCTCCGCGACGAGGTCGTTGTCATCTTCGCAGCCATCAAGCCACTCGCCGCTATCGGTGTAGGTAGACTCGCCGACCCACCACGGATAGTCGGTGCCGACGCTTGGCCTTGCTGGCCCCACCTTCCGCCCGTCGCGGGTGATGTAGTGCTTGCCCGGCTGGATGGTGAGGCCGGCAGGCTCGAAGTACTGCTCAAGGTAGGATCCATCGTCAGTCCAGCCTCGGATACCATCAAGCATCACCCAGAGGTCGACACCGGTCGGGCGCGCGTAACCCAGTACGGTATACGTCTCGCCCTTTTCAACGTTGTCGGTGCTTCTTATGGCGCGCACCCTATCGCCCACCTTGAACTTCGGCTTGTCGTCCTGCGCGTTGGTTATGGCGGCGCTGGTGGGTTCGGTGAGGGGCTCGAAGCTATCAGCAAAGAGCCACCGTACATCACCTGCATCGTCGCGGATACGAATTGGCAGGTCTACATCATCGGGGTCGACTGCAACGATCTCGTATTCCCTGCCCTTCGTGAGATCCAGCCCGCCGTACGTCGCCCGCACCCTCATTCCAACTTCAAGTTTCATGGTAATCTCCTCTTGTGGTTGCGCTGGTTGGTAGCCAGCCGTTACGGGCACTACGCCGCGCCCTTGGTCTTAGTGTTCTTGGTCAGCTTGACGCCGCGCGTGAAATCCACCGGCACGACGTTATCCGCCCTTGCTGGCTCGTCAGGCTCGGGCCCGCCATCGTCGTCCAGCAGCCGCAGCTCCCATTCGTGGAAGGAAGCCACTCGCAAACTGGGCGACAGTCGCAGGTACACAACGCTACCGGCAAAGCCGATCACGATGCCGAAGACGTTAGTGTTCATCTTGTGCTCGACGACATCGCCGATGCCGATGAAGTCTTCGTCGGGTTTAGGCATGTGCCGCCTCCAAAATCGAAACACGCGGCAGGCTGACGAAAACGTCGTAGCAAGACATGCTGCCCTGAGCGCCGAGTACCGGGACGCGCCGGATGACGCTGTTGTGCGTAGCGCGCGGCCGCTTACGCCCGCGACTGCCGTAAATATGGTGGCATACGCCACCGTAACTGATGCCGAGTGCTGCCGCGATCTGGCGGATGGACCCGCCGCCCGCTCGCAATTTCCTGATTCCCTGCTTCATGATTCTCCTCTTTCGTGGTTGCCGCTGGTGTGGCGGCGCTTGACATGGCGCTGGTGAGACGCCATGTCATTGTTGCCTTGGTAGGGAAGTCGGACCGGTAGGGGTCATAGGTGGCAACATCTCCTCCCCCTGCCCATTACGCAGAACGGGGCCGTGCTAACGAGTGGTGTCGAGCACAATAGGCCCCGTTTGCTTTTTGGTGGGCTGGTTGCCCGCTTAGGATAACCAGCCCCATTTGTGGTGACGTCGTTGGTGGCGGCGTGCGGCCCTATTGACCCTTCCTGTTTGCGAATCGGTAACCTTAATCGTTAAGGTTAATGGCATATATGCGCGCACGGGTGGACAAGTCAAGCAATTTTACCCGTATATGCATTTTACATGCGGCGCGCTATGCGTTAGCGCTTTCTTCATGGACACGTCGGCACTAACAAAAATTCTGGTTGACCACTTCGGCGGCGAGGAAGCCCTTGCCGCCCAGCTGGGAGTTACGCAATCTTCCGTGAACCGCTGGGTGCATGGCGGCAAGACGCGGGGCGAGAACCTGATGCGTCTTGTTGCGCTGGCCGACACGGTGCCGGCGGCCAAATCTCTTTTGATGCGGACGCCAGTCCCCTTGTCTGAACCGTTCAAGCCGGAGATTGTGCCCGGTGCCGAGCTTGTCGGAGACCGAAACTTCCCGGTTTATGCCGCCGCGATGGGCGGGGACGGCCATCAGATCGTGACGTTTGAGGCGATCGACTACGTGAAGCGCCCCGCTATCCTTGAAAGCGTGAAGGACGCTTACGGCGTTTATATCGTCGGGGAATCGATGTCCCCGGCTTTCGAACCCGGCGACATGGCGCTGGTTCACCCCCACCTGCCGCCCGCACGCGATAAGAACGTGGTGCTGTATCACGTACCGCCGCTGGGCTCGAACGAAGCGGAGGCAATCGTCAAGCGCCTCGTTCGATACAATGACCAGGATTGGTTCCTGAAGCAGTACAACCCGGAGCGTGAGTTTACGGAAACCCGCGCAGACTGGCCTTTCTGCCACCGGATCGTCGGCAAGTACGAGGCGCGCTGACCGCTGCGTAGGGCCGTCACGCTAACCAGCCGCCGCCTCAAATAGCGGCATCTCCCGCACTTCGTCCGGCACGTCGCCGAAGGCCGCAATAAGCCCCACCTCGTCGTAGTCGCCAGTAGATGGATCCCCACGCCGCGCAATTGCGACGACGAGCGCCTTCTGCGCGGCCAGCCGCTCGGCTAGCCGACGGGCTTGGTCGACGCTCTGCGCCTGTAGCGGCGCGTCGGCGCGCAAGGCCCCTTTCCCGCCGCGTGTGAAACTCTGAATTACATACACCGCACCGCTCATTGCGCCCTCCTTCATTGCCTGAGGTGCCGCAACGTGACTCCAATTATAGAACAAATCAAGAACTAATGATTCTCATATGCGCAGTCGGGATTTTTGTTATGCGTCTACGGTTGACATATTTACCCGTTTACGCATAGATAGGCGACCGAACACCACATGAGGAGAGTCGCCATGCGCACCACCAACCTTGACCCCGGCCAGCGGCAGCGCCTTGAGCGCGAACGCGCGGCCCTTGTGCAACAGCTTGCGCGCATTAACCGGATGCTGCGCCAGCGGGTGCTGTCTGCGCATGAGGAAGATTGGGATTTCGACCCGCGCACCGTTAGCGTGGAGACGGCGGCATGAGCGGCCTCATGACCTGCCGCCCGCTGTTTCGCGGAGGCTACCAGATACTCGAAAACGGGCGCGCCATCGGGGCGTTGCACAGTAAAGCCGCGGCGGAGTTGTTCTGCCGCGCCATTAACGAGCGCGAAGGATACGCGAACAAGAACGCCGAGATTGAGGCGGCGTGGAACGCCCACGACAGGAGGGCGGCATGACTGACCATCAGCACGCCGTGCCAGATTGCGCGGGGCGCAATGGGGCACTGGATTGGACCGTGCACCAGTACGGCTACGAGCGGTATGTGGTGCTCGACGAGCGAGGGCACGAAGTTGCGGCCACGCACCGGCAAGAAACGGCCCGCCTGATAGCCGCCGCACCTGTGTTGCTGGAGGCTATGAGGGTTGTAGCTGGCGGCGACAACTGGCGCTGCTTTGTCGATGAGGAATGGGACATCGTCAATGACGCCATCGCCAAGGCGGAGGGCCGGCCATGAACCACCACCAGCCTTATGGCCACCTCGCCAACCTCGCCCATGCCCTTATCAGCGGCCTTGTCATGGCCGCGTTCGTCGTCGGCATGTTTGCCGTGCTGATGGCGGCTGCGACATGAGAAGGCACTGGTCGCCCTGCCGCGTTTGCGGCGTAGAGCATACGAACCCTATCTCATCCAGCATCTGCTCGGCATGCGGCGCAGAGGAGCGCGCCGAGCGGGAGCGCGCTGAATGGATGGAGAGGCAGGCTTACGAAGAAAGCCCCTTCGGACAGTTCATGAGCTTGTCGGAAGAAGAACGATGGCGGGTGCTCTTTGAGCATATGCGGCCCACCGACGACACAGCCTGCACCTAACCGGCCTCACCAGCCGCACCACCACAATAGAGGAGACTACCAATGACATCGCAGCATAACATCCTAACCGCCCACGAGTTTATCGCCCAAGGCACGCGCGCCTATCAGATCGTCAGCATGGCTGGCTCCTCGCCGGCACGCCGGGAGTTAATCGAAATCGCGCGCACCGTGGCGTCGCTTACGGGCGATAGCATGCAGATACCTGGCGCAGTTACGCAGGCGCGGGAAGCGGCAAGACGTGTTGCCAATGACAATCGGCGGCGCAAGCGCGGCGATAGGAGGGTGGCGGCGTGATGGATAAAGAGATGCAGGCCGCCCTTATTGCTGATGGAGAAAAGCTAGCCGCCCTAACCGGCGAGGATCATGGGCCTTACTTCACCGACACCGCCCCGACTGTTGCCGCGCAACAGTGCGCCATAACGCCAGCCGAAGTCGGCGGGCTGGTGGATGCGCAGACAGAGGCGCGAGCGATCGCGCTCAAGATCGCATCCGGCGTGATCGGGAATATGGATGCCGAACACGTCGAGCGGTTCGGAACCAAAGTCATCGCCACCGCCCTCGCCACCGAACGCGCCGCCCATGCAGAGACGCAACAGGCGCTGGAATATGCCGAAGGAACAAACGAGGTTCTTCGAGGAGAAAACCAGCGCGTCGAAGCCCGACGCGACGAAGCGTTGAAGGCGCTGGGACATATCATAAAGCGAAGCCACAGCGATCCTCGCATTGGGTCGTCTAAAGTCGATGACATGCGACGTACTGCAGAAGACGCCCGCCGCGCACAGACAGGAGGGACGATAGATCATGAGCAATAAAGCACACGTCCTTATCGAAGTTCCTGACGCACGTATTCGCAAAGTTAAGACGGGATGGATTGTTCTGAGCGAAAAATACGGAGAGCTTAACGACATTAGTTTTGCTAGCCCAAAAGACGCCTGGGCTGACGCATGGGATACTGTCCATCGCAGTTGGCACAAGATACGTTTGGATAATAAGAAATGAATACCTGCGCTACTTGGCCCGATGTGGCGATGGTCGCCGTTTTGGTGTTTCCATTCATCGCCATTGTTTCAATTCTTGCCGTCAGCGGAAGAAAATCATGAGCAACGATACACCTGAAAAGATTTGGGCCACATACGACGATAGGCGAATTGTCTGCCTCAGTGAATCCGTCTTCGGCTGGACCGAATACATCTGCGCCGACCTCTTTGCCGAACTGGAGGCAGAGAACGAGCGGCTGACGAAGGAACTTCGCTTTCTCCGAAAGGAACACGACGCCACCCTAGATCGTCTTGGAGAGCATGTCCGCGCCGCCGCATCCCTCTCCCGCACAGGCGCGGTGAAGGTGAAGGCGCTCGAATACCACCTTGCCCAGCTTCGACACGCCTACAGCCACCTGAAGGCAGACGGCGTGGTGGATCAAGTAACTTTCGCTGACGGTCTGATCTCGCCTGCCATTGCGGCAATCGAAACCGCCCTCTCCGCCCTTGAGCCAGCCGCAGACCATATTGCCGACGCCGGGAAGATGGTCGAGCCAGCCGCACCGGAAGGCCAGCAGCCAGCCGCGTGGCAATGGCGGTCGCGCCCTGTTTACAAGACCAGTGGGCGAAAAGGTACGTGGAGCGACTGGTCCGAAGGCCGTGCGCCGTTCTTTCGCGTTGCGAACTACGAGGCCGAGGAGCGCCCCCTTTTCCTCCGCCCCTCAGAACAGGCGGTGACGGAGGCGATGGTCGATGTTCTGCGGCTGGCCTACTCATGCGGATACACCGATAGCCCCGGAGATCGTGACTGGTCCGACAATGAGGCACGGCTTCTGGACGCCCTCAAGGCCGCGATGGAGGCAGGCCGCCATGAGTGACGCACGAGAGGCTATTGATCTCCGACCGCTGGCGGATCGTGTCGAGCGCGGAGACATTAAGGCCCTGAGCATCAAGCAGCCGTACCCGCATCATATTTTCCATGATGGGAAGGATGTCGAGAACCGCGATTGGCCAACCAAAGGCCGAGGCTGGTTTATCGTTCACGCCGGAGTTTCGAAGTCGGAACTCGATATGGAGGACGACCGAGACAAAGCACTCCCGCGCGGCGGCGTCGTCGGCATGGCGCGTATTGTTGATTGCGTGACCGAAATGGACAGCAACTGGTTTTTCGGGCGCTACGGCTTCGTGCTGCGCGATGCGTTCGCACTACCGCTGATTCCGTGCAGAGGCCAACTCGGCTTCTTCAATCTCCCCGCCGAAGTTTTACAGCCTATCGCCGCTGCTATCCGCGCCATCGGGAGGAAGGCATGAAGCTGACATGGAACCAGCGCCGTGCGTTGGAGCGCATCCTTGCCACGCATGCCGGCCCCGCGCCGCGATCTCTATTGCCGCTCGCCGACCGAAAAGAAGACCGCGTTCGGCAGACATGCAAACGTCTTGGCTTTGCAGAATATGTCGGTGGATGGCGTGGGAAGCGCCGTGAGCCTAAGGGCTGGCAGATCACCCCCGCCGGCCGCGCCGCTCTTTCAGAGGGAGAGAAGCCGTGAAGCTGACCGAACACGAAGGCGAATTCATCGCGGAGATGGAAGCCGATCCGGGCAGCCCGAACAAGTGGGCGAGCTTCGATCCGCCTTTCTTGCGGAAATCTTACGACCGATTCGTACGCAAGGGTTGGCTGGAATATCGTGGCGATGGTCGCAATCGCGAGTTCCGCTGGACCACAGCCGGACGCCAAGCCCTCGCAAGCAAGGGAGGCGGGACATGAAACCAGCCAATGACAACAGCCAGCCGTTCCGCCCGCTGGACAACCTGCCGATGTTTGCGACGGATGCCGAACTTGCTGCCGCGATCGTCGGCAGCAAGCGCGCGAAGCAGTGGCTTGCCGACCGCTTCCCGATGATTTCAGCGAAATCGGGCTTCCCGCCGGTGGATTCGTTCCACGGCGGGAGGTCGGTTGAACTGGTCCGTCGATTCTACGCAAGCTACATCGGGCTTACCGGAGCGCATCATGGGTGGGCGCCGAGTGGCGAGGAGAACCTGGGCGTATGGAAAAGATCAAAGCGCCGGGCCTGAAATGGATCAGAGGCAAGCCCTATTGGGTTGCGGACGAGGTTTTAGTCAAGCAGGGCTACACGCCCAAGACGGCCAACCTCTCGGAGCACATCGATTCACCTGACATCATCGCCGCGAGGTGCGTCTCTTACCAGGCCGATATGGATCTATGGCGCACCGGCTACCGACGCGACCAAGAGGCGTTCAATGGCACGCTAGGCGTGCTCTTGCGCCGCTATCAGAAAGACCCGGAAAGTCCGTTTCAGGCGCTGCGCCCCGGCACGTTGGTGCCGTACAAGCACTATCTGGCCAAATTGGAGGCAGGCATCGGGAAGTTGCGCATTGACGAAATCACCGGCTCCGACATAAGGCGCTGGCACAATGCGTGGTCGGACGGCGGGAAGCATCTCGCCGCCGCCGCGATGCAGCGTGCGATCCTCGACGCCGCCGTCACATACGGCGTGACGTGCCGCTTGCCGGGCTGCGCGGAGTTTCAACACGTCCTTCGCGAGACCAAGAAAAAACTGCCGCTTCCAAAACCGCGTGAGGCCACATTGACGGCTGCGCAAGTGGTGGCGGCGCGCAAAGCCGCGCATGCAGCGGGGCGCCCTTCGTCTGCGCTGGCTTATGCGATCGCCTTTGAAAGCACGCTACGACTATGGGACATCATCGGCCAGTGGCAAGAGATCGACGCCGACTTCATTTCGGATGTAGTTGACCCAAGGCGCGGCAAGTGGTCCGGGCTGCGATGGGATGACATCGACGACAATCTTGTCCTGCGATACACGCCGAGCAAGACATCGGAGAAGACCGGAGCGTCTGTGACGTATCCGCTCACCGCTGCGCCAATGGTTATGGATGAGTTGGCGCACTGGCCCGATGATCGCCGTGTCGGCCCTGTGATCGTTAACGAAGTCACAGGATTGCCATATCCCGCCAAGATGTTCACGAAGTGGTGGCGGGCGGATCGCAAGGCTGCCGGCATACCGACGAATGTATGGGTCCGTGACATGCGAGCCAGCGGAATCAGCGAGGCTCGCGAGGGCGGGGTATCCACAGATGACGCCGCCAAAGTGGCCGGACACGCCTCGACGCGGACGACAGCTGAGCGGTATGACAGGGCAAATTTGGAAGCTTCTCGCCGCTTTGCTGACGCAAGAGTTAAGGCGCGCGAAATGAAGCGGTAA